TAAATTCTTCTGACCAATCATTTATTAAATCTCTAATTTTATTCCAATCCTCAACAGATGGAAAAGCAAAACCTAATTCATCATTTCTAAACCAATGTTCTATCGTTGTTTTTTCAATATCAGTATTTTTAACTAAAGATTGCAATGTAGTTTTATTTCTTAAATAATTAACAAATTCTTTTTGACTTGGTAGTTTAGGTCTTGTTTCTACTAATTTAGTTCCTCTAGTTTTAGACATTCCTTGCCTGTGTTTTTTTTCATTTTCATCAGATTTATATTTACCCCATTCTGTTTTTATCTCATTATTTACTGCGTTTCCACCTTTTATATTTTTTTCTAAAGTAGTACAAGGCTCTCTAATTGCATCTATATCATAATAATATCTTTCATTCTTGGTAATTAACCATATTTTTTCGTGTGCAGAAGTAGGTCTGTCTCTAACACTTTCAGGCATTGGGTTGGGTTTATGCCAAATTATCTCTGATCTAATATACCAACCTGCATCTTGTAGTGCTATGGCTACTCTGTTAGGAATCATAATTAAATCTTTTGCTTTTAGACCTGTCATTGATGACATGGCATGACTATCGCCAACATTCCACCAAATAGTCGCAGTTTCTTTCAATTTAGGTTTAAATTCTTCAAATACCTTAACAGTATTGGCAATATATTCTTGATAAGACTTTTCTAAACCGAATTGCTCAGCAGTTCCATAATCTCTTAATCCAAAATAAGGTGGTGATGATACAACACAATCAATAGAGTTGTCTTCAAGTTCTTTGATTTTGTCTATGCAATTTCCTTGTATTACTTCAATCATTTTCACTCCTTTTTCTTTCTAAAATATTCTAATATACAAACCCTGTATCTTCATAGCATCTAGTTTGAGGGTTGAATCTCAGGGTACACTCACCAATAGAGCCTTGTATGGTATCTTCTCTGACCTTACATATCCTGACTTGTGTTACATGGTTCTCAAAATCTCTTGTAACAATGGCTATGGTATCTCCTTTATTGTTAAACATAGCTCCACCACTGATATCATAGGCGCTCTTGACTTCAAACTTACCCTCTGCATTTCTGATCTGCTTGGTTGGGTGAGCTACAAGAAATGTTATGGTGTTAGTTTCTCGGTTAAATCTTTTGATCTTACTGATTAGCATACTGATATGTTCATCTTCTCTTAGGGTTCTCATAGGACTCAGCTCGTTGTATGGGTCAATCAGCAATCCATCTATGTTGTAGTTATCTACGCAAAACTTGGCTCTTTCTAAAATCCAGTCAACATCAGGGAGTCCACCTTTTCTGTCTACAAAGTAGAAATGTTCTTGTATAAACTTCAGTGCCTCTACAACTTCCTTTTCTGTGGCTCTATTTGGGAATACTGATGCAAAGGGTTTGTGCAGATATTTCTCTATAACCCTCTGTAAGTTTACACCTAGCTCACTCTCAGGAGAGAATAACAAAAACTTCATGTTGTCGCTTTTAGCTAATCTCATCATGATATCCAGTGTTAGTGAACTCTTGCCTGAGTTTGGTGTTCCAGTGAATATGTTGAAACTTGGTTTTAATATCTTTAAATAAGGTTCTAGGTCTTTGAAACCTACACTGTATTGCTTGAATGTCTTACCAGCATACAAATCCATAACATCTGTGTATAAATCTCTTGCTGTGTAAATCCCATCTATTTTTAGCTCGTTTTTTTTATCTGTCATTTTTGTTTGCACCTCTTGGAGTTTGGTTTCCTTTTACATCTGTATGTTCCATGAGAAACATTCTTGGTTGATTTAATTAATTTACCACTTGCATCTTTCTTAGGTTTAGGTGCGCTTGGTACTGGTGATTTGCTCATAATATTTTATCCTGCTAAAAAGTTTCTATTTTTTTTACCTCTAATCTTAAACTCTCTTGTTTTTTGAGGTTTAGTTATATTAGTATACTGAGCAATATTTGCACATTGGTCTGTCGTTTTTTGCTCATTGGGTGTTGTTTTTTGCTCATTGGATATTCCATTGTGCAATATTTTCTCATTGGACATATTGATAGTGTAAATGTTGTTTACTTTCAAACCATTGCTGATCTTGTTTATTTTTATAAACTTCTTCTTCTCTAGTTGTTTAATGTATGTGTTTATCGTTCTCCTGTTGCAATGACATAAAGTAGATAAATGATCTTGACTTGGAAAACAAGTGTTCTCCTCATCAGCATAATTACATAACATCATCAGCAGTAGTTTGCTGGTAGAGTTTCCAGTGTTCTGCTCACTAGCCCATTTCAGCGCTGTGAAACTCATTTTAAGTAGAAATCGTTTGGTTCTACAGTACCCTGAGTTACATGATAAATTTTAACCATGTTGTCCTTTGAGGGTATTCGAGTTCCATATTTATATTTAGACATAGTTGTTTTGGGTATACCACAATCATCACTGAATGATGCTAATGTCTTATTGTTTACATTAAGATAATCTCGTAAGTGCATATTAATCCTTTGTTTATTGTTAATTATTGCATATTCCTTTAGAAACAATGCTTGGAGAAATCATAATTTATATAACCCATATTGTCAATTAATGGTTGCAATTAGTTTTTATGGGTTCATAATGGGTGACAAGTTAGACAGTTTGTGTCTGACATAATAAACGAGTATTGATATGAAAGACTTTATAACATACTACAAAAATTTTTTAGGAGATGATGAGTATTGGATTGATGATTTTCTCAACAATAAAATACTTAGAATATTCTTAGAAAGACACCAAAAAAATCCAATAGACATTGATGCGAGATACATGATGCAACAGGACTTGGGTGTTCAAAACAAGGCAGACTATTTGATGGTTGAGTTTATTAGGAGTGATCTATTTAAAGATGCTCCTATAGATGATATCAACAAAGAGTTATTTATATATAAATTAACGAGGAGATTACAATAATGAGCAATCAAATAAAACAAGATACTCCAATTAAGGAGTTAATCAAGAAAGGAGATCAGGCAAATTGTCATCTCCATGCACTTTTAAATGCTAGAAAAGAAATCCATGAAACTGGGTTTGGTGAAGATAAACAGGGTCATTTCAAGAATAAATATATTCCAATAGATATAATTGTTAAGACTTGTGAACCCATACTTCTTAAACATGATCTATTAAGTGAATGTACTGAAGTACCAAACTCTAGTGACCCTGAGCATAGAGATAGATGTAGGTTTAGACTTACCATAACTTATGTTAAGACTATGGAATCTGTGTCGTCTGAGATAACCTTATACGCTGAGAATAAGTCTATATGGTCTAAACAGTCTGCATATACTTATGCTAAAAGAAGTCTTTTCTCTTCATTGTTGTCATTACCAACTGAGAAGAATGAAGATGATGATGGCACTGGCGCAGTAGAAGAAAACCAAAAAAGTCTATTACAGGGTAGAGAAAACAAAATAACTAATAAATCAACATCAAGGAGTTTTGAATAATGAAAAAAATAACATATGAAAATGGCAGACTACAAGACCCTAAAGAAGATCAACTTCTTATGAGGGTAGGCAAGATTAACTTTGAGCCTATAGAACCTGAAGAAGAGGGAGAAAATAAGACCTTAAACGAGCTGGAATCTCAATTAAGGAAACATAATCTTTCTGAGCAGGAGAGAACTGATCTGAAACAGCAAGTGCAACGACTTAAATATGGTCAAAAACTTGTTGTGGCTCAGTTTACTAGCACTAAAACAACGACTCAGGGTGAGCAAGTAACCAGTAATTATTATCCAATCTATGCTGAAGTAGGTACTATGTTTGTACCTAAAGATTTTAACACTGGTAAACCTGTGGAAAAAACATATGCTCTTGAGGGTAATATAACTATTGATGGGAAAGAACTGAAAGTATATGCTTATAATAGTGAAGATACTGATTGGAGTACAGGTAACATGAATCTTTCTTTTCATACTAAAGATCAAATGAATGGCGTACCTGAGAAAAAGAATACTGAACTTCCACCAAAAGTGCAGGAGTTCAAAGAAAAAGTAGACGAGGTATTGGGTAATAAAACACCTGAAGAAATACCTTTTTAGATTTTTTCCTCGCACCCCCCCTTAGGTGCTTTAGTGGGTAGGTTTCATGATTTTTCCTACCCACGCTTTTTTAAGAGAAACGATATGACTATACACCCTATGAAAGATAAATTTTTTGAAGAACATAAACCTGATATGAGCTTAGACCCTCAATATGGCATTATTC